CCACGCTTAAGAGGCATGATAGCTTCAGGTCCAGCTTCACCCATAAGACCTGCACCATTAGCCATTGGGAACACTGTCGGCTGATTAACTACACCACCATTAGCATATGCTGTGATCTGTTGACCTTTGTTGAATGCTCCACCATTGGCAAACAAACCTCCAAGGAAACCGCCTAAGCCAGTTTTAGCAGGGTTTTGACCAAATAGGCTGTCCATGATGGGCTTAACAACCAACAAGTCAAAGGCTTGCTTAAGGATAGCACGAGCCATATCTCCAAAGGCATCTTTAGCAGACTTAGTTCCCTCTACGATTGACATAAAGGCGTCTGACATAGAGTCCTTAGCAACTTGCGCGATAGAGGCTATCTTTTTCTCAAAGCCCTCTAATGCCTTTTCAGCATCTTTAATAGCATCAGATCCTGCGGCATCTTCACCAGAAACATCTCCACCAAACCAGTCCCTGACATCAATCCTTTTACCCTCTTCATTAGCCTTAGCCATTGCTTCTCGGAGTTTGTTTAGTGCTTCAGTGGTAGACTCAAAACCAGAAGCAGATTTAAGTAATTCACCACCTTCTTTAATTCTTGAGGCAGCCTCGTCTATCATACCTTGTGCAGTATCTGCTAGGTCACTACCAACAGTAGACATACCCATTGTTCCGAGGCCCATCTGACTGCCGAATTGACTTTCAGCCAGAGAGTTCCACGCTGAAGCCATGCCGTTAATTAGGAGATCCCATTGATAGGCAATGCCAGCAAAAGCTCCTACAAACCCAGCTTGAATACTTTTAGCAACACCACTTAAGATGTTCCAAAGCCCTCGTCCACCCTGCGCTATATCCGTAAAGACACCAGACGCTACACCACTAACTAACTTCAAAGCCTCTCCAAAACTACCAGTGGATTTAATTAACCTAATAAATTGAAAGACCAACTCCCCCATAGCAATAAGAAGAGCGGTAGGTAAAAATCTCATCAACACTTTCTTAAGTCCGACAACAGCACCTATTAGACTAAAAGTTACCACTCTTGCTGCAACAAAGGCTGCAACCCACTTAGTAAGAAAGAAAGCTGCCACTGTGCCAGAGATAACCAAGAGCCTGTCAAGATTATTAACTATTAGATTAACTGCATCAATAGCAAAGGAAGCAACAGCATTAAATGAATCACCTATATTGCTGAGAGCAGGTTGCAGGAGATCAAAAGAGCCTTTTAACTCTTTTACTGCTTGACTTGTTTCTCCAGCAGATTCACTTGTCCTCATCAGAGCGCCAGCTACAGCAGTTAGGATGGGTACAGCAATACCGAGACCTGCAAACAAAGCGATACCTTTTGTCGTCCTAGCCAGCATACCAAATGTACCGACAAGCTGTGTAGCCTGTTGACCGAGAGCGACCATAACATTGGTGCCGGATTGCACCTGAACTGCGAAGTCACCTACCTGATAACCAGTCTGCTGAAATAGAACTCCAAGTTGGTTGGTCCCACGCCTAGTCTGAGTTACTGCTCTATGCTGTCTCTGGAATGCAGTAGCTGAGTTCTCTACAGCTTTAGTGTGGTTGATGACAGAAGCTGTTGACCTCTGAGTAGCTTTAGTATAACTACTGGTCGTACCAGTCGTCTTACTCACACCAGTACGGAGACGGTTAATCTTATCAATCGCCCGATCAACACTCTTGGTATCGACTATAAGTTTAATGTCAGCCATTTGCAGTCCTTAAATACACTTCATCCATTCTCTTGATTACTTGGATCTCCCAAGACTTCAAAGGTGAATCAGTGAGTTCTTTCCACGCTTGTATTTCTGTGTAGGTAATCGGGTTAGGGCCACTAAAGCCAGCAGTTCTAGCAGAGTTTAAACTACAAAAAGCAGACCAGATATGTACGAGTAGGCTAGGAAAGTTAGTCGGGTTTTCCAGTCCTTCAGGTGCATGTCCAATCTGCTTCTTTACTTGTTCCAAGTGCTCTCTCTCGCTAATTCCATTCTCATCTGTCTTATTCAGACTAAACTCATGTTCAGCCCAAGATAGTAGAGATGAAATTAGACCTTCGTAAAAACGTCTGCGGAGTTCTCCTCTTCCTGAAGCTGCTCGACAATCCAGAACGCTTTGGTGTAGATGTCTTTGGCAGTCTCAGGAGAGAACTCAATCCACTCACCACCGAAGTAAACAGCCCAAGCTACAGTAGTCTCAGCCATTACCTCTACACGGTCTGTCTCAGCTTCATACAGGTCGATGTCAACATCAGTAGTCTTGGCCTTCTGTGCAGCCTTAAGATACTTCTGAGTGCGCTTATACTGAGCTTGCTTGTACTCTGCTGTGTGAGGAAGGTAACGCTCAATCCACATCTCTTTCTTGTTGTGGGTCAGAGGCTTTCCATCACGAGGGTCAACAAGTTTAGTAACTACAGTATCACGTTGTGGTGTCAGGTCATTCAGGTCCATGTCGGGATTTCCTATATTAGTCGGGTAATTCGGGTTAGTGGGCTAGAGCAAGACCCGACACTCACCCTAGCCCTTCCTCACGCGAGGATCACTTAAGCGGTTTCGGGACGCTTAATCAGGAGGTTCGTGTCAGCAGTTGCATCATACAGAGCTACGAAGGGCAAAGTGATGATACGGCTGGTGGGTCCATCTACAGGTACGTCAGCACCGTTGACCTTGATCTTGGGGAAGTTGAACGTATATACGTTATTGCCTGTAGGGTCATTCACAGAAACCTCAAGCTCACTCTCAGTCTCATCAATGAAGCGGTTGATAAGTGCAGCATCTTCAAAGTAGGCTGTGAGAGTACCTTCGACAGTAGCCATGCCAGTTTCAAGTTGAGGAGCACTATCATCACCAACAACAAAGGTAGGCGACAGAGCGTTGTCGATAGAGAAGTCAAGACCAGTCACAATAGCCACAGTGCTTGCACTAGCGACATCACCAATCTTCACATCACCAGAGTAGCTGTCAAACGGCTGGGAGATAGTCGCATCATCAACAGTCTTACCAGTTGCACTGATAGTCATGTCTTTACCAACCATTGAGAAGGTAGTGGTAACCATCTGATTGGGTGCGATGGAAACAGACATATTCGATACGCCCATACCAGTGAACAGACGGAACTGACCGATGTCGTTAGCAGCATCTTCAAGAGAGAAGAACTTAGGAGTAGTGCCAACCTTCAGTTCATCAGGTGCGCTTGTAGGCGATGTGTCAAATGTGTTCTGAAGTGCTGATTCCAAGAAAGGATCGAAGTTGCCATCACGAAGATCAACAACAATATCACCAGCAGCATTACGGTTGCCATGACGGTCTACACGAAGCATGCGGTCAGGCTGGATCTCGTTGCCAGTGACACGCTCTTTGGTGAGGTTCAGGGAGTGAGTGTTGTAGGGGAGTGTGGTAAAGTTACCGGAGGGGGTAGTGCCAAAGGTGGACTCGACGATGAACGACAGACCACTGCGGCTTCCTTGGGCGAATGCCATATAGATTCTCCTTAGTTGTAGATATACCAGCCAATGTTGACCGGGATCATAAAGTGCGCCCCATCCGGCATACCTTGCTCACGTTCTGCGTAACGGATGGATACGATAGTGCTGCCATTGGATACGTCTGTCGTAGCCTCAAAAGCGTCGATGATTTTATCTGCTAAGTCGTCAGCAGCGGCGGGACCAAGACCTTCAGGAACATAGCAGTCAACTCTAAAGATGCCTTGGTAATAAATCTGTGGATTAAGTCCTCTGACAGCAGGTTCACGGATCGTGGGAATTAGCCGTGGCTTGACAAAGGACTCTCCAGTAGTAGGAGTAAAGGAGATGTTCTCAGGGGCTACATCAGGAAGGTCTGTGATGGCGAACAGCTTGACTTCAAGTGCTTGACGAATATCATCATAGATAGAAGCCATTAGTTAAATCCTCTGTCTCTTAGTGTAGCGAATACGAAGTAACCGGGGCTATTCCATCTAGAGTCTACTTGACTACCACGTTCAACACTCGTGGCATGTGGAGCAGCATTGATGAGATTGATCTGCTGAGTTTCTTTGAGGCTCTCGACTGTAGCCAAGGAAGCAATGTCAGACTTGAGCTTCTGGTAGCCTTCCTCTTGCGTCAACTGACCGGGAGAAAGTGTCTCTGAAGCTACGGAGCGTTTAGCGCCCTCATTGTTCTTAGTCAGAGAGAAAGAGTTGACGTAGGCACCAGTATCGACAGGGTATGTAGACCGGCCTGATTCTGTAGTGGCATTAGAAGCTAGGACATCTAATTTCTGAGCTACACCCTCTGCCAGCTTCTCTTCCAGATCATCCATCTTCTTGTCATAGGACGGAGTAAAAACCGATCTGTACATTATTCTCTCACCTGACAGATATAGCAGACAAGCTCTTCAGCAGAGTAGATTTCTTGCACTCGGACAATCTTGACGCCATCTCCAACACCAGTGATAGTGTCTTCAACAGAAGGTGCAGGGAGTGTAGTTCCAGAAGTATCCTCTGAGGGAATAAGAACCTTACGGTCTCCATCAGCGATGTTGTCATTGTTCAACTCAGAGAGAGTAAACTCAGCAAAGTATGCCTTAACATTGTATGTAGTTGTGCTAGTTGAGGACACAGTGCCAGTGGTAGGATCATAGGCACCATACGTAGGCTTACTCAGAACGGCTGATTGACCGAACTGGTTGACCAGAAAGAGCAAGTTCTTTGAGAGGAGTGCCATAAGACGCCTTAATCTTGATAATAATCGAAAGTGTCATCATTAGGCGGGTTGTTAAAT